GATGTCCAAGTTAATGGCTCTGCATTATTCATTAAATAATAATGTCTATCTTTATACTCCCAAGTATCTTTTTTTACTTTAGGAGTTTTTTCTTTTGTTTTTTCCATAATATAATATAATATAATAATTAAAAAGACCCCGCCGAAGCGGGATCTTATTATTGTTTAGGCATAACCTATTTCACTTACAACTTGTGATAAATCAACATCTTGTAAACCTGCTCCACCGCCTATTTTACCAATAGCATCGTTAAGAGCTTGAACATCTGCTTGAACAAAATCAGCAACAGGTGTAATAGTTACATTAAGTGAACTACTTCCTAAATATGTTACATCTATCGTATCAGGTGTTGTTCCAGTTTGTAGCTTAATTGTAGCTACGCCTTCAGCTGATAATATATCAAATGCATCACCAGCTTTTTTTAATTTTACATATCCCATAATTTCTAATCTTTAAAATGTTAATAATTATACAGTTTTAAATAACACAAAGTTATTAGCCGCTTGTACTACTAAACATCTTTCAGTTAAGAAATGTACTTCCATAGCATCTAAAGCAGAAGTAAAAGCTCCACCTACTGAACCAGTGATCCAGTTTTTGTATCTTCTATCTTCAGTTTCAGAAGCTCTATATCTTACATGTAAGAAAGGACGTCTGATATTTGATCCTAACATTTGATCGTATACTGTAGTAGTTCCAGCTGGAATTAATACACCATCAATAGCATTAGATAAACCTCTTGTAGAAGCATCGTTTAGATATTTCCAGTCAGTTTTATAGAAGTCATAAGAACCTCTTCTAAAGCCAGTAAAACCAAAGTTAAGTGCCATTTCTGATTCATTATCAAATAAACCATAAGAAGCAGCAGCGTTAGAAGCGTAGCCTCCACCTGCCATAGCAGCAATCATATCATCAAAGTCTAAAGCAGTAGTTCTTTGTAAGAAAAGCATGTTTTCTTCAATAGCACCTTGCTTGTCTAGGTTTTTAAGGATTTCATCAAAATCACCTAAAGCACCTGAACCTGGAGCAGCAGCACCAGCAAATCCTTGATAAATATTACCTCTATTTTCAATAGCAGCAAATAAACCTTCAGTACCTTTTAGCTTAACTGTTGTTTGGTTAGGCATATCTGGAGTATATCCAGCAGCTACTTTTTCACCTTCAACCATTGCCATTTCCATATAGTCTTCAAATCTTAATCTTGTTTCAGACTCAGCTTTTAAATACCATAAGTAACCAGATGTACCATCTTCAGTAGCAACTTCGATCCAGCCTATTTGAGCAGCATCAGAACCGTTAACAACATATCTATCTCTAATTATAATTGGAGAGTTGTTAAACTCGCTAAAACTTGGCTCAATAGAATCCATGATAGAATCAGTAGATCCTTTACCAAACTCAGAACCATAAACAAATAAGTTCAAAGTATTAGCAGTAGTAGTTTGTAAGCCAGCTGGTAAAGCAGCAGCAGCATAAGGTACTACAACTATTTCAGCTACAGTAGCACCACCAGTTGGTTGCGTTACATCAGAGACAATACACTTAGAAGTAACTAATCCAGTAGCATTATCAGCAACTAATATAGTTTGATTTTTCTTAATAGCAACAGTATTGTTACCTCTACCATTAGTAGTTGGATTAGCATTAGCTAATTCAATTTGAATAGTATTAGTAGCAGAACCACTTTTTGCATTACACTCATTGTAAGATACGTGTAATCTATTTTGTTCAGACCATAATACTTGATCTGATGTCATTGGCATTTCAGCGCCAACCATTCTTAAGAAACCTGATAACGTTCTGTTACCATATCTCTCAACTTCAGCTTCATAAAGCTCAGGTAAATACTGTTGAGCCCAGTCAGATGATCCATCTGCAAAGTTCAAATAGTTATTATCTAGAGCTTGTTTCTTTTGAGCTGGGATTATTTTAGCAGGAAAACTCCCACTGGTTGCAAAACCCATAATTTTAATTTTTAGTTTAAGTTATTTTTTTTTAATTTTTAACTTAGAACTATCTACACCACTAATTGCCCTGATTTTTAATCCATTAATATACATTTCGCCAGAGCTTGTAGCTCTAACTTCATTTGTAATATTTTTAGATTTAGCATTTATATCTTTAACTGCATCGGCTTTGCCTTGCTCGTAGAAGTGTTGTGCTATTTTATCAGCGTTACTAGCAGTATATAAGGCTTTATGATAACCTCTGTAATCCTTGATTTCACCATTTTTATCTAGGAACTTCCCAACAAAATTATTTAAATCAGATTGATTTTGAGCAACTTCGTTCTTGTTATTAACATTATATCTAAAAGCTTTTTCACCTACATTATATTCAAAACCTTTGAACTCGTCTGCAAAAAGCTTTTTAGTATTATCTGTAAAACGATCATGACGTTGTTTTATAACCTTCTGTTCTTCGTTGTATCTATTGAAAAAGTCATTGGCTTTTTGTTGCTCTTGAGATACTGAAGGCTTCAACTTGATTTCTTCATAGTATTTTTTCTTAGAGCTTTCCAAAAAGTTTTTGGCTTTAGCAATTTCTTCTTTGTAAGCTAGTTTTTTCTTTTTAACCACTCTTTCATCTTCGTCTTCGTCCCAAGCAAAATTATCATCCATTAAAAATTCTACTTCTTCTCTGTTTAAGTGTGGCTTGCTTACACTATAATATTCTTTAAGTAATTGTTCTCCATTTAGATTAGAATAATCTTTATTAAGATTAACATAATCTTCAACTGTACCACCTGTTTGCTTCATAAAATCTACTAATTTTTCTATGTTTTCAGGTAGTTGTATTTCTGGATTTTGTTTTACTTCTTCTTTAATGTCTTCTATAACCTCTTTAGTTTCTTCAACCTCTTCCTGCTTTTCTTCTACTTTTATTTCTTCCATTACTGGAGCTTCTTCTTTTACTTCTTCTACAGGTTCTTTAGTTTCAACTTTAGGTTCTTCAGTTTTAACTTCTTCTTTTGGCTCTTCTTTTTTAGCCATATCTATTTTAGCTACTGGTTCTTCAGCAACTAATTTTTTAGGTTTCTTTTTTATTTTAAATTCACCTTGTTCTAAGGTTCCATCAGGAGCCTCTACTACTTCTTCTTTTGACATAATATAATATAATAGTTAATAATTATTTAGGTGCAAATTGTTCTAATCCAATACCACCTAAGTTATCATTACCCTTAGATTCAAAGTTTATAGGTAAACCATCTTCTTTTCTTTGAGTAATCATTTCACTTTGTTGTGTACCTTGTATTTTAAGTCTTTTATCTTTACGATCTTCTATTTGTTTTTCTTTTTCAGTAATAACTCTAGACTGCTCTTTAGCTAATTGCATGTTATAACTAAACTCAGTTTGCATTAACTCTTTTTTAATTTGAGCTTCTGTTTGTAATCTTTGTATTTCAAATTGAGACTTAGCTTGTTCTACTTGAACTTTGCTACTAGTCATAGCCTCTTGCTTTTGTAATTCAGCTAATGCAGTTTTTTCAGCAGTTTCTGCTTGCGCTTCAGCTTGGGCTTGTATTTGCTGCATTTTCATTTCTTGATCTTTAGCTTGCTTTTCTTGTCTACGTTTCTTTAACATAGTATTAGCAAGTTTAAGATTATTTACATTTCTAATATCTATAGCATCTTCTAAATTTATAGACTGAGTTTGTAAAGCAATTTGTATGTTTTGTTCTAACTGAGCTTTCTCTTCATCGTCAGGTTCTAAATTTATAAATATACCAAAGTCATGAATATTAACTTGCATTAACTCATCTAAAGTATTAGTATTAAAATTAGATATACTATTAACTAGTGACATTCTAGTTAAAGGAAACATTAATGAGTCATTTATTCTTAATGATATATTTTCACAAGTTTTAAGAGTTAAGTATAAGCTAGCTTGAAGTATATGTCTTGTAGCTGTATTACTATTAGCAGCAGCAATTTTTTGTAATCCTACTAAAGCATTTTTATCTGGCGTGCTAGCATCTCTAGCTTCATTTAATCCAGTTACGTCTCTTATTAATTGAAGATAATAATTATAAGTTTGTATTAACGAACTTATTTTTGCACCACTAGCTGATGATTGAAGCTCTTGTATAGGTATTCTACCTCTGTTCATTTCACCATCTTGAGTTAAGCTTCTACCTACAACGCTACCAGTTTGAAAATACATATTTAAAGCTTCAGCTGGATTATAATTAGTGCCATTTCCAAGATCAACCTCTGCTAAACCATCCATATCTAAATAAACACCATCTGGTACCATCCTAGACATTACTTGTTGTAGCTTTAAATGTGTTAACTGTATCATATCAGCAAAGCCAGTTACTCTACTTACTAAACTTTCTATTCTACCTTGATACATTCTTGGTGCACATATAGTATAACTCATGTTTACTTTAGTAGTATCAGCATATGGCCTTGTCATGTTTTCAGCCATACGCCAGTCAAGCATTAATTCTAATCCTAAAACTTTTGCTCCACTATATAGAGTTTCTATTGATCTAGAAGACTTTTTAAAATTATCAGTTTCTTCAACTTGTAAAAATGTATCTTGTTTTTCTAAAGCTTTTTCAAGTCCAGCTGATGTTTGTTTTATTTTAAATACTTGATCTATATAGCTTTTCCACTCAAAGTATAATATCTGTACTGTATTTTGATCGTATCTACCATTATATCCTGGTGCATATGAAGTATTACCTGTGTAATTTTGTAATCTTTTAACCTCTTCTGGAGTTAAACTTGGAAACTGTTTTTTAAGTTCAACAATAGGTACATTTTTAACTTCACCTACATAATATACATCTTCAAAATTAGGATCGTTAGTGTAAGAGTAAACTAAGTTTGCTGGATCTACATAATCAATTACAATACCTTCAGATGGATTCCATGTAGTTTTAACACAAGATATACCTAAAATAGTTAAATCATAATTTAACCTTCTTCTAATTAAATCATATTTATTTTTATCTAATACTTGATTAATAACTTCTTCTTCTGCTACTTCTATAGACTGTTTGTAGTTCATTTGCATGTGAGCAGGTAAGTCATCTAAGTTTTCTGGCGTATTTTTAGCACGTGATTCCGTCATATCAATACCAAACTCTTGCATTACAGCATCATTAAAAGCTTTGTTTTCAATATCCATTACTATACGTTGAGCATATTCAGTTCTTTTCTTCAACGATGTAGGATCTTGTGCCATTGTTTTTACTTCATATGATCTTTGAGACATACCGTTTACTACAATGTCTACAAACTTAGGTATAATAGGAACTGGTTTCCAATCAAGATTTAAATAGCTTAAGTCACCATTAATTGCTAATTCATCTTTATATTTTTGTATAGGTTGCTCAGCTCTAGCATAAAGTCTTAAGTTATGAAAATTATTATAGTTAGTCATATACCTATAACCAACACCTTGAGAGTTTCTAAACCACTCTCCTTCGATAGCTCTAGCAACTTTTAAACCATATTCGTAAGTAGCTTTCTCAGCAGCAGGTACGACCTGATCTGGAAATGTACTATATGTAGTAGTAGCTTGCATATATTAGTTAATTTTTGATATTATACCGGTATTGTCATATGTTTTAATACCAAGTTTTACTTTGTTAATATTTTTGTC